AGCTAATAGAGCTATTAACTGGGTTACTGGACAAAAAATTTAAATTTCTCTTGACTAAAGAAGCTATATTTATTTATTTTTTAAGTAAAACTAAATTAGGATTTTATGGCAGAATACGACGAAAATAAAAGTAAACCTCAAATTTCCAGAGAATTATTTAGAAGATGGAGAGACGCTAGGCAGCAATGGGACGCCGAAGCTAGAAATGCGGTAGACTTTACACTTGGGAATCATTTTACAGAAGAAGAATCTACAGCTTTACAATCTGTGGGTCAAGCAGACTTTGTTATAGATAGAGTTTATGCGGCGGTTGACAAATTAAAATCTTTGTTAACAGCTAGACCTGCTAGATTTTCTGCTATTGCTAGAGAAGATTCTGATAATAAGCTTTCTAATATATGGAAAACAATATTAGAGTACGTTTGGGATATATCAAACGGAGACTCTACTTTTAAACAAGTAGTGCACGATTACGCTGTCACTGGTTTAGGGTACATGTATGTATATGTAGACCCAGAAGCCGACTATGGAAGAGGTGAAGTAAAATATACTCACGTCGACCCTTTCAGAGTATATGTAGACCCCGCATCAAGAGATAGGTTTTTTAATGATGCATCAGGAATTATATTGTCTACGTTCTTAACAAGACAGCAAGTTTTAGATTTATATCCTCAGTTAGAAGAATCTATTGATGATATAGAAGTTGGAGTTAATTCATTATATGGAGAAGACTATCCTTCTTCAAACTTAAAAAATTCTCAAAATGTACTTACTCCAGCAGAAGCAAAGAATTTAGATTACAATGTTAATCAAAAATACCAGATATTAGATAGGTTTTATAAATTAAAAGTTCCTTTCTATAGAATATTTAATGCTATAGATGGAAGTGAAAAAATTGTAGACCCTGATGTATATTCTGTTATTATAGAAGATGAACAGACTATAGCTGCAATAGAAAGAGGTGCTATAGAAATAGAAGAAGTAATGCAAACAAGAATTGCACAATGTAGTACAATTGGAGATGTGTTGTTATATGAACGTATTTTAAATACAGATATATATCCAGTTGTTCCTTTTGCAAATATTTGGACTAATACTCCCTATCCAAAGTCGGATGTGAACAAGGTTAAAGACTCTCAAAGGCTTTTAAATAAGCTATTCTCTTTGACCTTGTCGCACGCTCAGTCTGCAGCTGGATTAAAACTTTTAATACCAGAAGGTAGTGTTGACAGTGTTAGTCAATTAGAAAAAGATTGGGCAAACCCAAACGCGGTTATAGAATATAATCCAGAGTTTGGTGAGCCTCATTACCCACAACCAGCTCCTTTAACTAGTGAGTTTTATTATTTAATAGATAGGGTAGAGAAATATATAGATTTAAATTTTGGTATACCTGAATTATTACAAGGATTTAAGGACGGAGCTCCTGAATCTGTTAGAGGAACCGCTCTTTTATCAGAGATGGGAGAATCTAGAGGTAAATCTAAATTAAGAGATATTGAGTCAAGTTTATCTATGGTAGGTCAAGTTGTTTACAACTTAGCTAAAGACCATTATAAATTTGCAAAGACTTTTAGAATTGTACAACCAAACAATGATATTACTGAATTTGCAGTTAATATGAGATTGTATGATGATAAGAAGAATGAAATAGCGACCATGAAGAATGATATTCAACTAGGTCAACACGACATTCGCATAATATCAGGTTCAACTTTACCAAGTAACAAGGTGGCAGAATATAATATGTACCTTGATGCTTACAAGTTAGGTCTGGTAGACGATGTTGAGGTTTTGAAAAAAAGCGAAATCTTTGACAAAGAAGGTGTTCTTCAAAGAAAAGGTGCAATGGCACAAATGCAACAGTATATTACACAACTTGAAAATCAAGTAAAGAAACTGAGTGGCGATTTACAAACATCTGAACGTGAGCAGGTATCTGCTAGAAAACGTACTGAGGTTGAGAAGTTTAAATCTGGGTTAAACGAGATTTCTTCTGCCAGTAAAGTTAAAGAAAAAGAAAAGGTAATGCAGTTAGGCAATTTGGTAGACCGAATGAATCAATCTTTGGAGGAAGATAATAACGAACCTGGTTCCGAGCAATAAAGCTAAATCAGGAGAGGAGAAAAAACAATGGCAAAAGAACAAGAACAACAACAGGTTGAAAAGCAAGACCCGATAGTAGAATCTGTGGTGGAAGAAAATCTTTCATTACAAGAGGATATCGTTGAAGATGGTGTACAAGCATCAGAAGAAGTGAATTGGGAAGTAGAAGCTAAAAAGTTTCAATCAATGTACGACAAAAAAACGGCAGAACATGAGAATCTTAGACAGGAATCAGATGATTTGATTCAATTAAGAGATACTTTAAATTCTAGACCGGAACTAGTAGACGTAATTGAAAAAAATCTTGCTGGAGAATCAGTTGAGGGCAAACAAATGGAGCAAAGTACAACTCCGGAAAGTTTTGACCCTTGGGACGCCTACTACAAGCCTGAATCTGAATCCTACAAATTTAGAGTAGGACAAGAGAAAAAGCTTGTACATGAAACAGTAGATAACGAACTAGCTAAACTACAAAATCAGATGGCGATGAATAATTTAAAATCAGAATTAGTTTCAGAACATAATCTTGGAAAAGAAGATGCAGAAAGGTTTTTACAATTTGCGACTACACCAAAAGCTAACCTTCCAATTGAAACACTTATTAAAGTGTGGAAAGAAAAAGAAGGTAAATCTAGTGGAGTAAAAACAGAAAATGAAAACTTAGCTGCTGTTCAAAAAGCTAAATCTATTCCTAAACCAGCAGGAGTACTTCAGGGCGGTAAACAACCGGAAAAATCTGAAGGAGACCAGGTCTGGGAGAGAATTATGAAAACCGGAAGAGGCGGTAGGTTAGCTAAATAACAGTTTAGGAGACTAAAATGGCTATAAATAGCGGAATACTAAAAGCTTCCAATGTTACAGCTGCGGCATCAAGTGCCGGTTATGGGCAGGCCCCAGACCAAAGAAAACTGTATGATTTCTCTGATAGAGTTGCGGAATTAACTCCAGAAGAATCACCTTTTTTCACTTACTTGGCGAATGTTTCTAAAGTTGCGACTGATGATAATGTTTTCAGATTTCTTGAAAACAGAACTCAAATCAATCACACCGATAGAAGCTTCTTATTAGCAGCAGATGTAAATGGCGGTTCAGCAGTTGAAAAAAATGTAGTTTACGCTTTCACCGTAGATACAGCAGCGGGAGCTGCAGTAGAATTCCTTACAAAAGGAATGGTTTTTGCAGTAAACTCTTTAGATACATCAGCAGGATATACTCAAGTCTTAGTAAGAGTTGAATCAGGACCAACAGCAGTTGGCTCAACTTCAACCTTCCAAGGTAGAGTAATCGGATTATCTGATGCGAATACAGCGACTGGTTATAATGTAGTTTCAGACAATGATGTTGCCCAAATTATTGGTACATCATTTGAAGAGGGAACAGCATCACCAGACACTTTTTCAGACACATTAGATGATGGATTTGGTTATACACAAATCTTTAAAACAGCTTGTGAACTAACAAACACAGCAATCGCAACACGTCACCGTGGATATGCAAATGAGTTTGATAGAATATGGGCTCAGAAATTACGCGAGCATAAAATTGACATCGAAAGAGCTATGCTTTTCGGTCAAAAAGCTCGTTACCAAGGCGTTCAGTATACTGAAGGTTTGGTAGGAAATATCTTAAAAAATGTTGCACCAGTAGCAGACGACTCTGCATTATCTTATTCTTCAGGAAAAGGATATTACAGAAGTACAACTACAGCTGAGTTAACATACGATAGATTACTATCAGACATGGAAGTTATATTTGACCCAGCAAGAGGCGGAGCAAGTGAAAAACTTGTTATGGCTTCTTTACCGGTAATTTCATTCTTTAACAAAATGGGCGACGGTGCGTTTATTGATGCATCAGTTGGTCACGCAAACGGTCCTTACAGAGTAAACATGGATAACGTAGAAGGTTCATTCGGACACAAGTTAATGGAAATTAACACTGTGCACGGAAGTATGTTCTTAGTTAAACAACCACTCTTTAGAGGAATGGCAAGCGGAATGATGCTTATGGCTGACATGAGTCAGTTAGCATACAGACCGTTAGTAGGTAATGGTTTAAATCGTGATACTCAAATCATGACAAATGTACAAAGTGCAGATGAAGACTTGAGAAAAGACATGATTCTTACAGAAGCAGGTCTTGAAATCACATTACCAGAATCTCACGCTCTATATAACGTGGAGGGACTGTAAGATGAAATCAGACTACTTAAACAGCAATAGTGGTGTTAGCAACCTTGACCTTAAAATTGTTAAGGTTAACGCAGATTGTGCTTTAACTGATGCACATAGTGGTTCTTACATCTTAGTAAACCCTACAGCAACAACAGAAATTGACCTACCAGCTTTAGCTAGTGTGGCAATTGGATGGCATTGCTCAATCATTTTAACAGAAGATACAGACGGTAGTGATACTGGAATGAATCAAAAAGTCAACATTGACTTTGGCTCTGGAAATGATGTAGTAGGACATACAGTAGCAGTTGATGGCGACGCAGGCGACATTGCAGTAAACAACGATGATTACATTGCTTGTTCTGCAGCAGCGACACCAGGAGACCGTTTTGACATCTTTACAGATGGTTCAAGATGGTATGTAAACGGATTAGTTGCAGATGCAAGTGAATGTCCGTTCGCAACAGCAGCTGGTTAATAACCAACAGCGAATAGTAATTAGGTACTATGGAGTGGGTTTATTCCCACTCCGAAACCTATAAAGAATTTTAAAACTAATAGGAGAATAAAATGGCAGATTATAATACAATTACAAAAGTAATTATTAACGACATCAGTCCAGCAGCAAGTGATGTAGCAGGTTCTTTAGCTAAAGAAATAAATGACTACATTCAAACTTTAGACAGCACTAGTAATGCTATTGTTGACATTCAATCAGTAAAGTTGGATAGAAGTAGAGTTGCATATATTATAGTATCAACTGGATAATAAATGAATTGTCAACATTGTAACGAACCTAATCCTGATGGGATGTTTAACTGTACCTCTTGTGGTAAAAGAGCTTCAGCACCCAAATGGAATACTAACTTTGTTGTTAGGGAAAATAATCCTTATGCAACAGCTATTAGAAAAGACCAAATTGATATGAGAACAATGTCTCACGAAGAAGGAATGAAAAAGCTCAAAGAAGGAGCAGATAAAACTTCTGCAAAGGGACCAGCAACGAGGATAATGTAATGTACGGTAAAAAGAAAAAGTCTAAAAGATATTAATGGCTAAGAACTTAAAAGGCGTAAGCTTAAACAATTTAACTGCTGTTCAAAAAAGACAAATGAGCAAGCATAAAGTTCATCATTCAAAAGCACATTTAAAAAAAATGGCGGCTGCAATGAGAAGAGGTAAGTCCTTTAAACAGTCTCACAATATTGCTATGAAAGCAGTAGGTAAATAGTGAGAGGTTTAGGACAACAGACTAGAAGAAGTAATGGAAAGAAAAAAACTAGACAAGGTATGAGCAAGAATACCAAGATGGGAAATAAGATGAGTACAAAGAATTACATAAAACCATATAGAGGACAAGGAAGATAATGGCTGATTTTAAAACAAGAATAGATGATTTAACAGGCTTTGCAAGCACTGATGATACAGCATTAAGTGACTGGTTGTCAGCTGGTGCACGTACTGTAATGAATGTACTTCCTATAAATAAACTAGAAAGAGTAGCAAGCAATGAAAACTTTACAAACAATATAGACGTAGAGGGGAAAAAGATTTTAGCGGTGGTTAGAAAAGACGACAATCACGCAAGTAAGATTTATACACCATGTAGAAAATTACCACCTGAAATGATGGGTAGAGTAAGTGATACAAATTATATGGAAGCTGCCTCAGAAAGTGACCCAGCATATATTATGCAAAACGACGTTCTAAATACATATCCAGAAAGTAATGCAAGCAATGATAGTAGAGTTGTATTTATTAACTCTTCCATAACTGTTGCTAGTACTGATTCTGTAATAGCTAACTTTCCGGACGAAGCAGAGGAAGCAGTAATTTTGTATGCAAGCAGAAATTCATTAAATAGACTAATGAACGGTATGAATGCAATTAGTGCTTTGACTGTTAGCGTAAGTGCACCTAGTGCTCCAAGTATATCAACAGTAAGTTATTCTGCAGCTAGCAATGCAGATGCTAGTTCTAGTTCTGTTGGAGCTATAACAGTTGCAAGTGTAGCAAAATCTGACATATCAGGAGATGTTCCTAGCTATAGTAAACCTTCTGTAAGTTTATCAAGTATTAGTATATCGGACTTAAGTATAAGTTCAGCTGCTCCCAGTGTTCCAAGTTTAGGAACAGTAAGCTATTCTGCTGCAACAAATGCAGATGCAAGTGCTAGTGCAGTATCAGCTATTACAGTTTCTACGGTTGCTAAAGCAGATATATCTGGAGATGTTCCTTCTTACACTAAACCAACACAAACCTTTGACATAAGTCAGTTTGAAACATTTTTGGAAACTAACGAAGATGAAGAGTTAGCACAGATTCAACTTGGAAGACTTAATCATGAACTTGGGGAATATCAAGCTGATATACAAAATGAACTTAACGATTTTAATAAAGAGAATACTAGGTATAGAGCTAACGTTGAAGCAGAATTAGCTAAACACAATTCAGATTTAAGAAAAGCTATTACTCAGTCTGAGCTCGATGCTAGAGATGCTCAACAAGAAGCAGCTCAAACTACAGATGTAAGCAAGTTTAATAAAGCACAAGACCAAGCGTTAGCACTACAGAACGCAGTTCAAACTATGCAAGCAACAATTCAAAATAATGATGACTTGGTTTCAAAGTTTATTTCTGAATTAAGGCTTTATGAACAAAATGTAAATAAAGAAATAGTTTTATATAAATCAAACTATGAAAAAGATTTTTCTATCTTTGCTAAAAAAAGAGATACAGAATTACAGAACTTTAGCTTAGATATACAAAACGAATTAAATGAATTTAACAAAGAGAATGTAAAATACCAAGCGAATGTACAAGCAGAAATACAGAAACATCAATCTGATTTGCAAAAAGCATTAAATCAAGCTAACATAGATGCTGCTGATGCAAGACAAGAAGCACAACAAGCAACTCAAATTGATTTAGCTAATAAAGCTGCCGACCAAGCGTTAGCATTGCAAAATGCAGCACAAACAATGGCAGCAGCTATACAAAACAATGATGACGTTCTTGCAAAATTTAATTCAGAGATACAAAAATACTCAGCACAGGTAAGCGATGAAATACAAGAATATAATTCTAACCTGCAGAAAGATACGTTAAAATACAGTTGGTATGAAAAACAATACACTTTAATAGATGCAAGATATAAAGAACAAATACAACTACTCATTGGAGGAGGGAACAAATAATGGCTGCAATAGAATTTACAGCAAAAGAGATTTATAGTAGAGTATTACAGGCAGTTCCTGGATTATCAGAGAACTATGTAATAAATTTAATCAATGAAGCGTTAATTGATATGGGTAGATATACTAATCAAATAGAAAATGCTAAAACAAACTTATATCACAATCAGTTGTGGTATGCTTTAGATGACGACGAATCAATAACTGTTAATAAAGTTTTTAGATGCACAATCTTAAATTCAAGCGGAGAGTATATTAAAATACCTAGGTTGTCAAACGGAGAGATAAAACAGTTTTAT